AGGCTCAAGTGGGGACTCTGCAAAGATAGGCTCAAGTGGGTACTCTGCAAAGATAGGCTCAAGTGGGGACTCTGCACAGATAGGCTCAAGTGGGGACTCTGCAAAGATAGGCTCAAGTGGGTACTCTGCACAGATAGGCTCAAGTGGGGACTCTGCAAAGATAGGCTCAAGTGGGGACTCTGCACAGATAGGCTCAAGTGGGGACTATGCACAGATAGATAGCACAGGAGAAGATTCAGTTATTTGTTGTGCAGGACACAATTCAAAAGTTAAAGCAAAAAAAGGTAGTTGGATAACATTATCAGAGTGGAAACGTGACGATGAAAAAGGTAGATGGATTCCTGTTTGTGTTAAGACGGAATTTGTTGATGGCGAAAAGATAAAAGAAGATACATATTATATGCTTGAAAATGGAGAGTTTGTAGAAAAGGAGTAAGAAAAATGTTAAACAAAGTAATTCTTATGGGGCGTTTTACGAGAGACCCCGAATTAAAATCAACACCACAAGGCGTAAGCACTTGCAGTTTCGCTTTAGCGGTAGACCGTAACTTTACACGTGAAGGCGAAGAACGTAAAGCAGATTTTATAAATTGTGTTGCGTGGCGACAGACTGCGGAGTTTATTTCAAAGTATTTTAAAAAGGGTAGCATGGTTGCTCTTGAGGGCAGTATTCAGACTCGCTCATGGGATGATAACGAGGGGAAGAAACGTTATGCAACAGAAGTTATTGTACATAATATCTATTTTGCTGAAAGCAAGAGAGAAGCAAGTGAGCCTGTTTATGATACTCCCCCTGTACCGACTATGGGTCAGGATGATGATTTGCCATTCTGATGTGAGGTGTGAGTATGGAAGAAAAAATATGCCTTCAATGTGGGAAAGGTTTTATACCAAAGAATAATAAACAATTGTTCTGTTGCCATTCATGCGCTGTAAGGTATCATAACAAAAAAAGAAAGCCTAATAAAGAAAAAAAGAGATGCGTAATATGTGGCAAAGAGTTTATTCCGTGGAACAAGAATCAGGTAACTTGTGGAAGAAAAGAGTGTGTGAAAGCTTATAGTTTAATCCAAAAGAAAAAGAAAAGGGGAGCGTATAAGTACGCCAAGAATGGCGGTTTGACAATAACACAGCCCCCGAAAAGGAAGAAGCATAAAGCGTGGGATAAATGTACTCCTGAAGAACGGTGGGAGCGTATGACGTGGCAAGAATTAACGGCAGAGCTTGCAAGGTTACATATTAAGTACGGTCAAGGTCAAGTATTAAAACAACAGGGCAAGTTGCCTGATGATTTTGGAAAGTGGGGGTTGCAGAATGACAAACGATAAACAGCGAGAGAGATTGGTGGAGTTGTTGGAGGATGCATCAGCAGAGGCAGGGAAGCATTTTCGTGAAACCACGAAAAAGGTACTTGCTGAAAAAGGTAGCTTTAACAGTGCGACAGATATTAACCGCAGAAATATATATGAAATCGAAGCCGACTGCCTTCTTGCAAATGGTGTATTTGTACCGCCTTGCAAGGTGGGACAGACGATGTGGGGGTATAAAGGTTGCTTTCACCTGCCTTATACGGAACACGAGAAGATTATCCCTTGTGAAGTAATAGCAATCAAGGAAACAAAGAAAGGTAAATACATTTTATTAAAACCTTTGCTCATAGAAACATACGGAATGCGAAAAGTGAATGCGTGGTTTCCGTTTAGTGCAGTAGGCAAAACAGTATTCCTCACCAAAGAAGAAGCAGAGGAAGCATTGAAAGGCGGTGCGCAGGGGTGAATATCTTTTGCGGAGCAGACGATTGCAGATATATTGAATGTGGCTTATGCAAACGAGGTGATATAAGTATTAGCGAAGATTTAGAGTGCGAAGATTACGAAAGTTATCTTGATACGGAAGAATGGAACAAGCCGTTCTGGAAGAGGATGCTTGACAAAGACAATAACCGTATTTGCCGTGTTGAGTATTACGGAAAAGAAATTGAAATTAAAGGCAGAAAATTCTTTAAAGAAAGCAGGAGCGAATATGCTCACTTAACAGATGCAATAACAGGTATGCATAGTGGCACTATTGCATTTGTCGAAGATAATATTGTCAAGATTGAAGAAGCGGCGAAAAAGGTCGAGATTCCTCTTGAAGAGTTACCTATTGCCACTTATGACGAACATACAAGAACATTCATTTACGAGAAAACGGAGAAAGGCGGTGCGCAGGGGTGAAAGTTTGTAAAATAATGCCCGATGCTTTTACTTGTAGAGCCTGTTCTGATGTGGCTGAAACTTTTAATGCTGTTCCATCTTGTCATACTTGCCACGAAGAAGAATTTGAACTGCTGGAAATGGTACATTCCTTTTGGGGTAGCAGTGTTGTAGTTATAAGAAATGGCAAACTGGAAAAAGTGCCTATGTATAGAGTTTATGATGTCAGGGAGAAAGGCGGTGCGGAGAGAAGAAGTGAAGATAGTAATTAACGATATACCGCCAAGCAATAATCAGTATATGGGTAATTCGCACAATTTCAATGCATACAGGCGAGAAAAAGAACGGTGGCATTGGATGATTAAGAGTGCATTAAACAAGGCTGAGAAGCCAAAGAAACCGATTGAGAAAGCTATTATACATATCACATATTACTTTAAGGATAAAAGAAGGCGTGACCCTGATAATTATTCAGGAAAGATGCTGTTAGACCCTTTGGTAAGAGAGGGTATTTTAATAGATGATAGTTTCAGTAATATCACATTGGTATTGTCGGCAAGTCACGATAAGGATAAGCCGAGAACGGAAATTGAGATAAGGAGTGTTGAAAATGACGAAGAAACAGGAAATGGCAAAGATAAAAAAGCAAAATGATAAGTTGGTGAAGATGCTTGCAGAAGAAAGACAAAAGGTAGCGGGATATGAACAACTCGCAAAGGTACATAGTGCTTATATATCTATCCTTCTTCAGAAGTTGGGAGCTACAAAGGATAATATGATTACTATTACATCAGCAGAAGTTACGGAAGCTCTGAAAAAGTACGAAGCAAGAGCTTTGCCATCAGAAGATGGCTTCAGCCTGTATTGCGAGGTTATCGAATAAGGGGGATATGATGTGGAGTTCAGACAAAGGTTACAACAGCTTAGAGAAAAGAAAAGAATAAGCAGAAAAGTCCTGTCTGAATTGTGCGGATTAAACTCTGATGCAGTCAGACGATATGAGCGAGGGGAAACAGAGCCTACTTTGCACTCGCTTGTAGCAATAGCAGATTTCTTTGAGGTGACAGTGGATTACCTTGTAGGAAGAGAATAAAAGAAAGACCCCCATTACTGGAGGTCTTTTCTTATTAGCTCTTTTATATAACCTTGTTGGCTTGGCTGTGATTTTACCTTTTCCAAAAGCTCCGTTTCCTGCGGATAAAACTCAACGGTTATTTTGGTTACTTTCTTGTTGTACTTCTCTTTAGCTCTTTTCTGTGCTTCTGTCACCATTCCCTTTCTCCTTTCGTAATTCGTTTCCTAAACGCTCATATAAGTCTGCACCGTCAGGCACATTAAGTAATGCCTTGCGTAATACCTTGACTTCATCTTCAGTAAATTCAATGGTGATTCTCGGTCTCCCCACTCTCATATATACGGCAACTTTGGTGTCTTTCGGCAACTTTTTCATAAGCTCATTTCCCCTCTCACCTTTTCGTCATACCATTTAATCATTTGCTCTGCCTGTTCTTTGCCATAGCGAGTAAATAAACTTTCGTAGGTAGTAACCATAGCACAAAGCAGTTTGCCTTCCTTGTACCATTGTAACCAATTCCCTGTTACGTCAATAGGTGGATGGTCGGCTTTAATTACAATAAACTTACTTGCGGTTTCGCCTTCTATCCATTCCCAAACAGCGTGTATAGGTGTTGTCCTATACTCAGGATGATAAAAAGGCGTATGCTCGTCTTTTACAACCTTTTCAACGATAAATGTAGCTTGTTCGTTCTTTCCTTTGGTTTGTAGCCATTCTTTTAGTAACATAGCTCATTCTCCTTTGATTTAGATGTATTCAGGTTGACTTTCTCGGTAAGCTCCCTGTACAACACCTTTGTGCAATTCATCCAACATATAGATTACATTGCCGTTGCGGTATTGGTCGCCTACACCGATTTCAAGCATTTGAATAGTTACTGTTGTTTCGTGGTCTTTCAGTTTGTCTTGCATTTTTGCCATATCGTTGTAATGGATAAAGGGAACACCAAAGTTTTTGCCTTTGAGCTTGATTTGGTAGGCTCTCATTGTTCTCATCTCCTTTTCTTTGATTTAATTATACCACAGAGGGATATGGATGTCAAAAAATTTTTGAGAATTTTTTCAAATTCCACTTTTAAGGGGAATATTCCTCCGTATTTGTGATAGGGTGTATGCGGTGAATGGTTTTTCATTAAGCACCTCCTTGAAAAAATTTTTCTGAAATCAAAAAACATTCGGGCGATGTTTCTTCTGTTTCTTTATGTCTTACAGAAGTTTTAGTAGCCCCTCCAAACATTGTGGCTTGGTGTAATAGGTTAGCACAGGTGATTATTATGAAAGAATGTTCGGTTTTTTTGTTAGAAGCAGAAACAAAGATGGCTCTGTTACTCTAAAAAGCGAGTGCAAAAAGTGTCACACGATTAGGGAAATGGAACGATACTACAAAAAGCAGGCTTTTATAGATAGTAAAAAAGAGCCTTGTGCTAAATGTGGGGAAACAAGAATTAGATGTTTGTCCTTCCACCACAGAAATCCAGCAGAAAAAGAATTTACAATCGGGGTACTGAGAAAGAGTAACCTTGACAAGATTGAAAGAGAGATAAACAAATGTGTATGCCTTTGCTTGAATTGCCATCACGAATTCCATTATTTGAACGATAGCCGAGGTATCACATTAGCGGAATATCTAAAAGAGTAGTTAATAAAGAAAGGTGGTGGGCGGTATGCCTGAGAACAGGACAAAAACAGGACAATTTAAAAAGGGGCAGAGTGGAAATCCAGGCGGCAGACCGACACTCCCTATTCAGATAAAGGAATATGCAAAGCAAGCTCCTGACAGATTAAGAGCTATTGCAGACGACCCCGAAACGCCTGTAAAGGTAAGGGCAGATATAGAGAGATGGTTTGCTGAAATGTATTATGGTAAGTCAGCACAGCAAGTCACGCTTGACGGAGAATTAAATAGCACAGGAACAACAGTTGTTAAGTTTGAGGGTGAGCTTGGCGAATGGGCGAAGTAAACGAAGCTTTAATCTTTAAGCATTTAAGAGAAGAAGTTCCAAACCCTAAACAGATAGAGTTCTTCAAGGCACAAGCAAAGCATATAGGCTATGGCGGTGCGAGAGGTGGCGGCAAATCGTGGGCTGGAAGGCGTAAGGGTGTAATGCTCTGTATGAATTATGACGGATTAAAAGGTGTATTGCTCCGTAGAACGATGCCAGAGCTACGAAACAACCACATCATACCTTTAAGACAAGAGCTACACGGCTATGCTAAATACAATCAAGATGAGAGGGCTTTTCTCTTTCCTAATGGTAGTAGGTTATTGCTTGGCTATTGTGATAATGAAGGTGACTTACTCCAATATCAAGGACAAGAGTTTGATTTTATTATCTATGAGGAAGCAACACATTTCCCTGAAAACTGGATAACATTCATAAATACATCGTTGCGTACTACAAGGACAGACTTTAAGCCTAGAGTGTATTATACAACAAACCCAGGCGGAGTCGGTCACGAATTTATAAAGCGTATATTCATAGATAGAAACTATAAAGAGGGCGAAAACCCTGACGATTATGTTTTTATTCAAGCATCGGTATATGACAATAAGGTGCTGATGGAAGCCAATCCTGAGTACATAGATATGTTAAAGGCTTTACCTGAACACAAACGAAAAGCACACCTTGACGGGTGTTGGGATGTGTACGAGGGGCAAGTATTTGAAGAGTTCCGCAATGACAGTACACATTATGAGGATAGACGACACACGCACGTTATAAAGCCGTTTACTCCCCCGAAAGAGTGGAAGATATGGCGAAGCTTTGACTTTGGCTATAGTAAGCCATTTTCTTGTGCTTGGTGGGCTGTTGACTATGACGGAAGAATATATCGCATATTGGAGCTATACGGATGTGTGAAGAATGAGCCTGACACGGGTGTTAAATGGTCTCCTGATGAGATATTCAAAGAGATAGCACGAATAGAGACAGAACACGATTGGCTAAAGGATAAGCACATTAACGGAGTGGCAGACCCTGCAATATGGGATAAGTCGCACGGTGTAAGCATAGTTGAAACTGCCGAGAAGTACGGAGTGTATTTTGATAAAGGCGACCATAAAAGGCTCGCTGGGTGGATGCAAGTGCATTATAGGCTACAGTTCGATGAGAACGGCATTCCGATGATGTATATATTCTCTAATTGCAAAGGCTTTATAAGAACAATACCTACACTTATGTATGACGAACATAAGCCTGAAGATATTGACACGAAACTGGAAGACCATATCGCAGACGAAACAAGATATTTATGTATGGCTAATCCTATGAAGCCTGTTAAGGTAGAGGACAGGAAACCAGAAGTATATAATCCGCTTGACAGCGATATAGAAGTCGATAGATACGCATTTTATCGACAGTATTAAGAGGTGATACAGATTGAATATGCAACCAAACGCCAAAGGCAAGACCATAATTGACTACTTACCTATGGCGGCACAAAAACTTATGGGTAAGGCACAGCCTGAAGGAGTTGCTCCAACTACCGAGCAAACCTCGGCACTTGGAAAAATAGATAAGAAAGCTATTGAAAAGGCGGCTGAAACCTTAAAGAAGTATAAAGATGGCAAGAAAGCTCTTGAAGAGAGAATTGTCGAAGAAGAACAATGGTGGAAGCTCCGTCATTGGGATGTAATCAGCAAGGGCGAATCCAATAACAGACCACAGCCAGCAAGTGCGTGGTTGTTTAACTCATTAGCAAATAAACACGCAGACTTTATGGATAACTACCCTGAAGCGAATGTGTTACCAAGAGAAAAGGGAGACGAAGCAAGTTCTAAGGTGCTTTCTTCTATTCTCCCTGTTATATATGAGCGTAACAACTATGAGGAAACATACTCTGATGCAACGTGGTACAAGCTCAAACACGGTGCATCGGCAAAGGGTGTATTTTGGAATACCGAGCTTGAAGAAGGTCTTGGGGATATTGACACACAGTTCATTGATATACTCAACATCTTTTGGGAAGCTGGCATCACAGACATACAATCAAGCAGAGATTTGTTTATTGTATCACTGAAGGACAACGACCTACTTCAACAGGAATATCCTCAATTAAAGGGTAAGAATGGCGGTAAGGTTATAGATGTAAAGCAGTATGTGTATGACGATGCGGTTGACGTATCGAATAAGTCAGTTGTAGTCGATTGGTATTACAAGAAACGCAATTCAGCAGGGAAAACTGTACTGCATTTCTGTAAGTTCGTAGGTAACGAGATATTATTCGCATCCGAGAACGAGCCTGAATATGCCGAGAATGGATTTTATAATCACGGCAAATATCCTGTAGTATTCGATGTGCTTTTCCCCGAAGAGGGAACGCCAGTGGGATTTGGATATATAGCAATTATGAAGTCGCCACAGATGTATATTGATAAATTACAGCAAGTAATGCTTGAAAATGCCTTGATGTGCAGTAAACCTCGCTTTTGGGCGAAAAAGAATATGGGCATTAACGAGAAGGATTTTCTTGATTGGTCTAAGCCTATTGTCTATGTGGAAGGCGATATGGAAGAAGAGAGATTAAGACAGATAGATATACAGCAAGTAGGCGGTGCGGCACAGAACATTCTTCAAATGAAGATTGATGAGTTAAAGGAAACATCGGGTAACCGAGATTTCTCACAAGGCTCAACAGCATCGGGAGTGACCTCTGGAGCCGCCATTTCGGCTTTACAGGAGGCTGGAAACAAACTGAGTCGAGCGATGATTTCCGCTTCTTACAGAGCATATACACAAGAGTGCTACCTTGCTATTGAATTGATGCGACAGTTCTACGATGAAACAAGGTCATTCCGTATAACAGGAACTACAGGACAGTATGAGTTCGTAGATTTCAACAACACGATGATGCAAGGCGAGGCTATTCCCCCTGCATACGCAGGACAGGAGCTTGAAGAAGGATATATTGAGCTATTTCGTAAGCCTGTATATGACATCGTTATTAAACCGCAGAAGCGTAGCCCGTATTCGAAGCTCTCGCAGAATGAATTGGGTAAGGAATTGTACCAGATTGGAGTCTTCAATCCTCAATTGGCAGAACAGGCAATGACATTGCTTGAAATGATGGATTTTGACGGAATCGAAGCTGTAAAAGAGAAAGTTCAGCAAGGACAGACTCTTATGAATATGGTAAATCAGCTTACACAAGAGCTTGCGATGATTAAAGGTGTTATAGGGATGAACACACCGAGTGGAGTTGCAATGCCTTCCCCCACTCCTCAAAGTAGTGGCGGTATGGGGCAAGCACAAAAAGACTCACAAACAAGAAATATGACAGACTATGGAGAAAGGTTGGCAAAGAGAGCTAACCCCGATATGAACAATGGTTAATGCAACATACAGAGTAGAGGAAAACACACATACATTAACCGTGTTCGGTCACGCCAACTATGCCGAGTACGGCAAAGACATTGTTTGTGCTGGTATATCTTCAATAGTACAGGCTCTTATAGGGTGGATAGAAGAAAACTATTACAGAGCTAATTGTATAAGCGTAAGCCCAAAAGAAGGAGAGGTTATTATCTCCTGTGAAGGTGGCGAGGATATTGCCGCAGTATTTCAAATGGCATCTATTGGTTTAGGGCAAATAGCGGATAGCTACCCCGACCATATGCAAATAAATATTATCGGATTAGCCGATTGACACTTCGGAACAGACGATGAGAAAGGAGACAGTAAAATGTCTAAAGTATTAAGAAAAATGTTCAAAGTAGATTTGCAGTTGTTCAATGACGGCGGAGCAACAGGAGCTGAAGGCTCTGCATCTGCGGAGAACGCACCAAAGACTGAAAATGTACCGAGCGGAAGCAGTCGCCGTTCAAAATCGGGTGAATTTGATAACGTAGTATTCGGCAAGCAGGAAAGTACAACCTCAGACGGAGCTACAAGCCTTGACACCGAAGGCAAGCCAACGGGTGCTGGCAAAACAGATGTATCAACTACATCTAACACGCTTGAAGAACGTAGAAAAGCCTTTAACGACCTTATCACTGGTGAGTATAAGGACTTATATCAGGAAAATTTCCAAGAGGTATTTAATAGACGTTTCAAGCAAGTAAAGGGTATGGAATCAGACTTAGCCGCACAAAAGCCTATCCTTGATAAGCTTATGGCACGATATGGCGTAAATGATGTGGCACAGCTTGACAAAGCCCTTACAGAAGATACCGAGTATTGGGAAAGAGTAGCCGAAGAACACGGTATGACAGTGGAACAGTATCACGCAATGCAGAAGTTGGAACGTGAAAACCAAGAGCTTAGAGCAATACGCCAAAGACAAATCGGTCAGCAACAGTTCCAAAATCAGCTTGACACGTGGTATCAGCAAGCAGATAAGGTAAAAGAGCTTTATCCGTCTTTTGACTTTAAGACAGAAGCACAAAACCCTGAATTTCTTAGCTTGTTGAAGAATGGCAATAGCGTAGAACACGCATACAAAGTTCTTCATTTTGACGAATTGACACAGAATGCCGCAAGGGTAGCCGCACAGACAGCGGATGCACAGGCACAGGCAAGAATCAAACAGAAAGCTTCTCGACCCTCTGAAAATGGTACATCTTCAAAAAGTGCCGTCATTGTAAAAAATGATGTGTCGTCTCTTACACGTAAAGAACGTGCAGAGATAGCACGAAGAGTAGCACGGGGAGAAAAAATCGTATTTTAATATAACTCTCCCCGAAATGAAGGGAGAAAAACATAATGCAAGAAATTAAGTACAATCTTCAGCTTTTCGCTGAAATGAACACAAACCTTACATCATCAGCAGGACTTACTGATGAGATGAAAACCTATTACAGCGATTATCTTATCGACAATGCTGTTCCTAAGCTGGTACACGACCAATTCGGACAGAAACATCCCATTCCGAAGAATGGCGGTAAGACAATCGAGTTCAGAAAGTACAGTCCGCTTCCTAAACTGACTACACCTCTTCAGGAAGGTGTAACTCCTGACGGACAGAGCCTTAATATGTCAACCGTTGAAGCTACAGTAGCTCAGTACGGTGGATATATCACTCTTTCTGATATGCTTATGCTTACTGCTATTGATAATAACCTTGTACAGGCTACAAAGCTTCTTGGCGCACAGGCAGGTGCTACACTTGATACTATCACAAGAGAAGTTCTTAACGGCGGTACAAACGTTATCTTCTCAGGCGGTAAGGAAGCAAGAGAAGACCTTGATGCAAATTCTCTTCTCACAGTTGATGACATTAAGAAAGCAGTACGCCTTCTGAAGAGTCAGAACGCAGAGAAGATTAACGGAGATTGGGTGGGTATCATCAATCCCGATGTAGCATACGACCTTACAAACGACCCTGCGTGGAAGGATGTCAAGACATATTCTGACCCTGGCGGAATTTACGAGGGCGAAATCGGTAAGCTTTACGGTGTTCGTTTCGTAGAAACAACCGAAGCAAAGATTTGGGCTGGTGCTGGTAATGGTGGCAGAGCCGTTTACTCAACTCTTATTCTTGGCGATAACGCTTATGGCGTAACTGAAATTACAGGTGGCGGTCTTGAACATATCGTTAAGCAGTTGGGTAGTGCTGGTACTGCCGACGCTCTTAATCAGAGAGCTACAGCAGGATGGAAGGCAACAAAGGTTGCTGAGAGACTTGTAGAAAACTATATGGTTCGTATCGAGTCTTGCTCAACATTCAATCCCACAGCAAATAACTAAACTTCGTTTTTAGCGGAGTATGAAAGGAGAAACTATAATGGCTAAGGAACAGGCAAAAGTAGAATCTGTCAACCTTGCGGATGTTACAAAACAGGTAGAAGCGATGCTTGCAAAGGCACGTGAAGAAGCCGAAAAGATTGTAGCTGATGCAAAAGCGTCTGTTGGCGGTGAGCTTACAGAAGAGCAGAAAAAGGCTAACGAGGAACGCAAGGCGTATTGGAATGAGCTTGTTGAAGTAAAACTGTTTAAGGATAATAACAAGTACAAAGACGATAAATTCGTTTCTGTAAACGGTGAAAACTGCGTTATCAAGCGTGGAGAACGTGTCAAAGTAAAGCGTAAGTTTGCTGATGTACTTGATAAGTCTGATATACAGGATTACGAAACAAGTATGCTCATTGAAAAGAAGTCAAGCGAGTTTGCAAAGAGCGAGTTTTAATTGAATACTCCGTGATTGTTAAAAATTCTATGACTCGGCATAGGGGAAACTTTAATCGGTTTCCCCTTGTTTCGTATAAGGGGGCTTAATATGGCTGATTTAATCCAAATAAAAGGCGGTAGCGGTAATGTTCCTACACTGCAAGACAGAGAGATTGCATATAGCAAGGATGAAAAAGCCTTATATATAGGCACATCAAACGGAAATGTAAGGTTATGCGGTGTAGAAGAGCTTGTAAAGATAGCCGACATCTACACAAAGATTGATAATATTACTACTCAGTTGGGTGAATTACAGACACGGTTAGAAGCCTTAGAAACACCGACAGAAACACCGAGCGAGTAAGAAAGGAGTGGTTAAGTGGACAGAATTATAAATGTCAAAGTAGGCGGTAATCATCTGAGCAAAGACAACAAGAACGCTGGTGTCAGAGGTGAAGCGAATGTAACTAAGCTTAGAATAACCTTTGATGAAGGTTGGGATGGTTACGCAAAGACTGTTACATTCTTTGATGCACACGGCAACAACCCCGTTAAAAGAATACAGGGTGTTGACTTAATCGAGGACATTATAAACGACACAAGAACATACATTACACCTATTCCCAAAGAGCCGTTGGCAATTGCAGGGGAGTTAACCTTTGTTATAGATGGCTACTTTGACGGAAAAAGGCAGAGAAGCCTATCGGATAAGCTTGTTGTTAAAGATGCACCTGACACAGACAATGCAGGAGAGCCGACAGACCCTACACCGACACAGGCTGAACAGTTACAGTCACAGATTGATGCTGTCATTGGCGATATACAAAATGCGGCAGTTTCTGAAAAAAACGCAAAAGGGTATGCAGACCTTGCAATGGAATATCGCAATCAAGCATCGCAAAGTCAAAACCAAGCAAAAGTGTATGCTGAACAAGCGAACAAAGCAGAAACAGATGCGTATGAGCAAGCAGAAAGAGCAGAGCAGAACGCAAATGATGCTGAAGCTTCACGTATGGCGGCTTTAATGGCACAGAATAAAGCAGAAGAAGCACTAACTCATAACCCTATTATAGTTGACGGCTATTGGCACGTATGGAACGCACAGACAGAAGAATATGTCGACACAGGAGTTAAGGCACAGTCAGGCTCAGAGGTGTATATCGGTGCAAATCCCCCTGATACTGCTGATGTAATTATAGACCTTGAAGGCGAAAGTGCTTTATATGCTCCCTATATCGGTGAAAACGGAAATTGGTACACCTTCAATCCCGAAACACAGACTTTCACAGATAGCGGAAACAGAGCAGTAGCGAAAGACGGTGATAAAGGCGAAAAGGGAGATAAGGGGGATAAGGGCGAACAAGGTGAGAGAGGTTTACAAGGTGTTAAAGGCGAGGATGGACATACACCTGTAAAGGGCGAAGATTATTTCACCGAAGCTGAAAAAACAGAAATAGTAAACGGGGTAGCAGCCGAAATCGAAGCTGAGCTTAATGCCGCACTCCTTGCAATCATAGCCATAGAAGAAGAAATTCTTATACCTGACGGAAACGAGGTTGATTACTAATGGCAAATAAGAAGTACGAAGAAACAGATATACAAGCCATTGCTGATACCATCCGTGAAAAGACAGGTAGCGAAGAGTCTTTCAAAGTAAGGGATATGGCAAGCGGTGTAAATGAGGTTTACGAAGCAGGGTACATTGAGGGATTTAGGATAGTAGCAGAAAAAACTACCAAAAATGTAATAGTCCCCTCAGCAGTAAAACGACTGGGGACGTACGCTTTTGGACATAGTTCAGAACTTGAAACCTTATATATATCCGATGGAGTTCTTAGTCTAGGTAATCAGGCGTGTCAAGCATGTACGAAACTAAAAACGGTTAGGACACCAGCTACACTAGTTTCAAAACTGGGGACTAACATTTTTAAGAATTGTACGAGGTTGCACACGATTACATTTGGTACAGTATCTTTTACTGATACTACTACGGCTGGTAATTTCGATGGGTGTAATTCTTTAACTACGATAATTATTGAGCAAGGAGAATTTCTGAGGAGTGCAGATTTTAAATATCCACCTTTGTCAGTAGCAAGTATGAAAAATATTATTGAGCATTTGAAGGATTACGCAGGAACAGAATATGAGTTTGATTACACACTAACATTATCGAGTGCTTGTAAAACAGCACTTGAAGCAGAAGGAGCAACAGCCGAGTATAACGGAGTAGCTTGTACTTGGATAGAGTTGATAGATAATAAAAAATGGAATTGTTAAAGGAGTGTTAAAAATGGCATATGTAACAATGGACGTTTCGCCCATAGAAAATGCAACAACAAAACAGAGGATTGACGATACAACAAATGCGTTATTGTCATACCGTATTTATCCTAACGAGGGGTATGTACTGCACGACAACCAGTATGACCAACCCATCTATGATGATGAAACAGGAGAAGAAACGGGCGGTATTATGCTTGGGTATATCCCTTATCCGAGTTTTGTGACAGTCGGCAATCGTTACGACTTTGAAGAGAACGAAAGACAGTTGTATTGTGTACCTGCTGACACAGTACCCGAAAATCAAATCTTCGGTGGAGTAGATAAACCTGAACACGAAATAATGTAAAAGGGGCGATAATTATGACTGAATCTACAAAAGCCTTATTAACTACCATTGCGGAAAATCTTTCTAAGATTAAACAACAAGGGATAATCGGAAGCGGTGAATTAGACACAATCTATCTCACTAACAATATGCGTATCGAGTCAAGAGAGGACGGCATATGGATTATAGACGGTGAAGAAGAAACACTGCTGTACGACAAAGATAGGTGTATAACTACTGCTAATCGAGCTAATTATGCCGAAGATGCGGAATGTGCTTCCAAAGATAGCGAAGGTAGACCAATAAAGGGAATAGACATACAAGAGTACGGAGACAACTCATATGCTTATGTTATCCTTTCCGACGGTCAGGTGGGTAATTATGGAGTTGTAGATGGCTCATTAGAAGCTGAGCTTCCTGATGAATGTTTTCTCGGTTACACATCAACACTTTTATTCACAACGCCTGACTATGTAGACGAGTATTATTTCAGCACAAATCAAACTGTTTACTTCAAAGGCGATAATACAAATAGCGGTACATTTGAGCCTGAAGCAGACACAAGGTACACGATTAAATTTGAGTATGACGGAGTAAATATCGTTGGGTATGTTAGCGGTGTTCCTGCATAAGAAAGGGGTGGTTAAATGAATAAAATTCCTGTATTAAAAATAAGAGACGGAAACGGCAATTTTATCCCCATTAACGCACTAAGAGGGGAAAAAGGAAAAGACGGAGTAAACGGCAAGAGTGCTTATGAGCAAGCCAAAGAAGGCGGTTATAACGGCACAGAGGAAGAGTTTATCTCTTTACTCAATGGCTTAATCAATACAGACAACGGTGATACCGCACACTATACCGACTTCAGCAATCCGCACCAAGTAACGGCACAACAAGTCGGTGCATTGCCAATTACAGGCGGTCAGTTGCAAGGCGGTTTAGGTTTGAAGGGCGAAGGCGATGCAAACACTTCCGAAATCGTTCAAAATAGCGACTTTGCTACAATCTTTCGCAACAAGGCAGGTGGTATAGAAACTATACTATCTTTGACAAACGAATCAAAAGTTGATGTTGCAGATGTTCTAAAGTTATGGTTTGCAAATGGAAACGGCTACTCAATTTACGGAGAACACAACAAGCCGACTGCATCTGACGTTGGGGCAATTCCTGAAGCTTATTATGCATCAAACGACCTTAACACCGAATTACAGCAAGGCGGTAATAAAATGACGGTGTGTAATTACCATAGCGGAACGCTTAACACTCCATACAAAGAGAGATTAACAGTATATGCACACGGAATGGTAATAACAAACGCTAATAGTAATCAATACGGCACACAGCTCTGTATGCCTTCAGGCGAAGATGCTATCTATGTAAGACGATTAAACGTACAAAGCATCTCAAAATGGGTGAAAATGGCTGATAACGAAAGAGTCATACCAATTGAAAAAGGTGGTACGGGGGCGAATAACGCAGAAGCTGCATTAAAAAAACTTGGAGCATCACAAGTAGAACATATTAGTTATGAAGGAACAGGCTTATCTGGTGCAGACAACGCCATTGCTTTATCATTTAATTTTGCCCCCAAATTTATCCTTTGGTCTGCGAGAGTTGAAAAAAGCACAGGAGAAGTAAAAACCTTCAATCAAATCGTTGATATGTCGATTGTTACTACAGAGTATAGTCGGTATTGTGGTTTTTGTGAAACTTATTCTTATGGAGCATCCACTAATGACTTACAGTCTTTATATGGTAAAAAAAGCCCTACTGGCGAAACTTTTTCTTGGTATTCAACGCAAAACTATTCACAAATGAATAATAGAGAAGGTTATTCATACCATTATATAGCATTAGGTTAAGGGGTGAAGTTTATGAGAATTGTAGAAATTAAAGCACTTGGGAACGGCTCACACAGAAACCAAACAGGACACTTTAATGAAATTCCTGAAGGTTTGGCGGTTATTCCTGATGATATGGAAACACCTAACTTTCCTTTTGGAGAAATTGAAGTAGAGAAAATAGACGGAGTAATGACGGTTACAAAATGGACAGCAGGAGAAATTCCAGAACCTGAGCCTATTCCCTACTCTGACCCTACGGCAGAGGAAATATTAAATGCGATTGTGGGAGGAATGAGCTATGAATAAATTACAGGTATGGGAACAGATAGGCAGAGCATTACAGATGTTTGCTCAAACACTGTCGGAAGAATGTGCTTTAGAGGTTTCAACTATCTTTCCTAAATACGTTATAGGTAAAACCTATAAAGAAGGTGAAAGATTCACATACGGCACTAATAGCGTAGGCGACCCACAGCTATACAAAGTAGTACAGGCTCACACATCACAGGAAGATTGGAAACCTAGCGAAACACCAGCTATGTATGAGCCAATCGGATTAAATAAAAGTGGTTATCCAGTATGGAGCAAACCAAGCGGAAGTCACGATGCTTACAACACAGGCGATATAGCGGATTACAATGGAAAGCTTTACAAGTCGTTGATTGATGGCAATGTGTACTCTCCTGCTGAATATCCGCAAGGATGGGAGGAAGTTAAATGACAAATATAAAAGCAATAATTTGCACAATAGTTGGTGCAGTCGGGGGAATGATTGCACAACTTTTTGGAGGTTGGACTGATGATATGATAACCTTGATAATTTTCATGGCAGTTGATTTCATAATGGGGCTTATTGTTGCAGGGGTATTTCATAATAGCAACAAATCGCAATCAGGAGCATTAAACAGTCACGCAGGTTGGGTAGGTCTTTGTAAAAAGGGTGTAGTTCTGTTGTTTGTACTCATAGCACATCGGTTAGATATGTTGCTCGGAACGGATTACATAAGAACGACTGCAATAATCGGTTTTATAGCGAATGAAGTTATATCCATAGTTGAAAATGCAGGGCTTATGGGCGTACCTCTCCCTGAAGTTATTGTTAAGGCTATTGAAATCTTGAAACACAGAGCAGAAAACAAAAAGGAGTGATTATATGAAACTTTTAAGCATTTACGAGTTTGAACAGCACGTTAATTCGTTAAAAGTGGCAAGAAAAGTTAAGTTAATTCAATTACACCACACTTGGTCACCGAATTACACTCATTTTTACAGAGATAATCATATTACCTTGCAGAAGAATATGAAAAGCCACCACGTCAATAACAATGGTTGGGCTGACATAGGACAGCATTACACGATATTCCCTGACGGAATGATTTGTACTGGCAGAGATATAAACGTAGCACCAGCAGGGATTAAAGGAGCAAACAGCAACGGAATCTGTATTGAGTGCTTGGGTAACTTTGACAATGACGGTGATACGATGAGCAACGCACAGAAAAATGCCATTGTTGCCGTATGTCGCATACTGCTTGATAAATTCGGGCTTAGTGCAAAAACAGGCGTTACATACCACGCTTGGTGGACTGCTTCGGGTAAATCGCTTGGCACGTATGTTAAGGGTAAATCAGCAAAGACTTGCCCTGGCACTAACTTCTTCGGAGGCAACACAAAGGAAGCGTATGAGAAAAACTTACTTCCCCTTATAGAAAACTACGGCAAAGAGGAAAAGAAAATGCTTGAATCAGGTAATGACATTGTATGGGAGCTTATGAACGGCAAACATAGGATAGAGATTACAGAGGTTGACAGAGCTATTAAGGCTATCGATGCGGCAAAGAAAAACGCAAACTTTTCTTCTTTGTACTGGATTCTGTACAAGATAGTAAACAATTTATAAGGGGGGCTTAAATTGACACCAAACAAAGCAATAGAGATTGTTGACAGATTAAAGCCTAACTCATACAGCGAAGAGGACAAATTAAGGTGGATAAACGAGCTTGAAGGAATGGTACAACGTTTAGTCATTCAGGCAGACGAGATTACACAGCTTTCATATCCTGATGATATGGATAAAGAGCTTTTAATCCCCGCTCCGTATGATGATTGCTATACCTTATTCCTTGAAGCTAAAGTCGACTTCTACAACAAGGAAATCGACAACTATAACAATTCCGCTATGATGTTTGAAGCACAATACAGCGAGTACAGGAAAGACTATATCAGACAACATCCAGCAAAGGGGTGATTAGATGTTACCTTATCTTTCAGCAGTGCAAAACAAATCAAAAAAATATAGTGTAGCTTTCAGAGGGCTTAACTACGGAGAGGGAACGCAAGACGGAGAATTTGCGGAAACATACAACCTTTCTACGGACAAATACCCTTGTATTACGCAGAGAGCTACAAGAGTAATGGCAAGGAAATACACTCTCCCCTCTACCCTACACTCAAAAGGCAATCTGCTTGTTATAGACGGTACAGATGTATATTACGGTGAAAAAAAAATCGGTACAGTCACAGAGGGCAAGAAACAGACAGCAACAATCGGTAATTATATTGTTATATTCCCTGATAAAAAGTATTACAGAGTGCCTACAGAGGAAGATAAAGACGGTGAATTTGGAAGTATGGAAGCAGAAATCAAAGCTTCGGGGCTTTCATTTACGGCATCAACAATATCATTCAAACAAAAGTTTACGGCATCGTGGCTTGATTTCACGGCATCTACTATTACAATGGGTACGGCATTTAAGGTACAGGGTGTTACATTTGCACAAAACAGCATAACCAAAACAGGAGCTAACTTCCCCTTTAAGAATGGTGATGCGATAACGATTACAGGCTGTTCGTATTCAAGCAACAACAAGACAACAGAAGTTGTCATACAGACCGCAACGGCTGATAAATTAACCTTTGCTTCAAACATATTCTCAGCACGCACCGATAACAACACGATAACGATAACTCGACAAAAGACAGAGGGTAAGTTTTCTTTCAAAACAGGCGACACAGTAACAATTACAGGCTGTTCAAACAGTGCGAACAACAAGGAAGTCACCATAAAGGAAGCAACTGAGAACAAACTAACTTTTGAGGACAATTCTTTTGCGACAGCTACAGAAGTCGGGGCGGTAACGATAACCCGAAAAGTAGACGGTGAATTTCCTTTCCGTGAGGGTGATGCGGTATCAATTACAGGCTGTTCAAACAGTGGTAACAACAAAGAAACTGATATTGTAATAAGGAATGTTACATCTGACGAGCTTACCTTTGACGATAACGCCTTTACGGTAGTCAATAATGAGGAAAACGAAGTAACAATAAAAAGGACTGTTCCCGACCTTGATTTCATTTGCGAGAGCAATTACAGGCTATGGGGAACACACGGAAACACAATATATTCAAGTAAGTTTTCCGACCCTTTTAATTTTAAGGTGTTTGACAATCTTGCAACCGACAGTTACGCAATCGAAGTTGGTAGCGAGGGAGAATTTACAGGCTGTATTCCCTATTCATCGCATATCTGTTTCTTTAAGGAAAACACGTTACACAAGCTATACGGCTCAAAACCGAGCAACTTTCAGATTACTACAGCAAACGTTTACGGAGTGCAAAGCGGTAGCGAAAGAAGTATGCAGATTGTAAACGAACAGCTTCTATACAAGGGTGTAGGCGGTGTTTATTCGTACACAGGCGGTGTACCTGAGCTTATAAGCGAGAAATTCGGCAATAAGCGATATTCTGATGCGGTGGCTTGCTGTGACGGTGAGAAATACTATATCTCGATGAAGCAGGGTGAAACCTACAATATGTTTGCCTATGATGTAATAAAAAACATATGGCTTCGTGAAGATGATACACACGCAGTAGATATGACCTTCTATGACGGTAAAATATATTACCTTGATTCAAAAGGCGGTTTATATTACATCGACAAAACGGCAGACCGTAACGACATAGAGTGGGGAGCTACATTCTGCACTATGCACGAAACAGTGAACGAGCGTAAAGGATATTCAAAATTCCACTTGCGTATGGATATGTCAGCAGGAGCGTGGCTTGCGGTAGATATAAAGACCGACAATGACCTTCAGTGGCGACAGATTTACACAACGCATAACGAAAAGGCAAAGACAGTCAGCATACCGATAATCCCTACAAGGTGCGACAGCATAGATATACGGCTTCGTGGCAAGGGAGAATGTACTATAAAGGCATTTATCAGAGAATTTACAGTAGGGAGTGATGTTTGATGATATTTGCACAACAGTTACAGAAGATTGACCCGACAAATGCTCCTGATGCCATAAAGAAAATGGCAAACCACATCAAGTATCTTCAAGAACAGTTGGAATATACGTTGTATAACCTTGACAGCCGAAACATAAACGAGATTGACACAGACCAGACAACAATAACGGACTCGACAGGAAGCGTGAACATTAGCTCATTCTTCTATCTGAAAGGCGAAAACGGAGAGAGTGTCACGATAGGCAAGAATCCAAGCGGAAAGTTTGAATTTACTGTTAAGGGGAAAGACGGAAAGCAGACACTATATTTAAACAGTTCGGGAGAGTTAATCATAACAGAACATACAAACCTCACCATTAACGGTGGGGAATGGTAAAGGGGGAATAATAATTGGCAGTATATAGAGTACAAAGTAACGGTAAAGCTCAATCGGGATTAAAAACTGGCGATAAGGTAGTTACAGGTGGTGGCACTTACCAAATAACAGGCGTAAACTCAGATGGCTCATACAAGTCTACAAAGGTAAGCGACACAACAACATCAACCTACAAAGGCTCTTACGCAAACTCAGGCGGTGGCTCGTCAAGTGGCGGTGGTTCAAAAGGCGGTAGCTCGTCAAGTGGTGGCTCAAAAGGTGGTAGCTCGTATTCACAGTACACAGCTCCTACTTTGGGGAACTCTTGGAACGCTAATACCGATTATCAGGCTATTATCAACAATGCAGTAGCAAACGGTGACTATGTGACTGCGGCAAAGGCTGAACAGTTAAGAAATCAGAAAATCACAGCTACAGGCAGTAACTACAATACAACTAATATGTATTCAGGTTATCTCAACCCTGATTATGGCACAATCGGTCAACAGCAAATGGCTAATGGTGCAAGTTGGCAAGACGTTTTAGACACCTACAACAGTCGAAATCAAAAAGCACTAACAACAGTAGGCTTGGAGAAGTACGCTAATGATGAAATCCAACAAATGATGTGGAATTACATTCAGGATAATATGCAAGCGGAAAGCCAACAGGATGCTCAAAACCAATTTAATCAGTGGATGCAGGAGTATGAGCAGAATAATCCCAAAGAAGATTATCAAAGCAAATACGACCCTCAAATTGATGCTATTCTTAATGAAATTCTTAATCGTGGCGACTTCTCCTATGATGCAATGAATGACCCGTTGTATCAGCAGTATGCGAAGATGTATCAACGTGAAGGCGACAGAGCTATGAAGGAAACAATGGCAGAAGCGGCGGCTGGTGCTGGTGGTATGAATACATACGCAATGACTGCGGCAATGCAAGCAAACAACTATTACAATTCACAGCTCAATGATAGAATACCCGAACTCTATCAGCTTGCTTATAATATGTACCTTAACGACAAGGAAAGCAAGGTACAGGATTTAGGTATTCTTCAGAATATGGATGCTACACAGTACAACAGATATAGAGATACCATTAACGATTACTACGCTGATAAAAACTTTGCTTACGGTGCATATCAGGATGCAGTACAGCAGGGTAATTGGCAGACCAACTATGGTTATAATTCTATGCTTGATAACCGTAACTGGAACAACGACCAATATTGGGCTAATAAAGAGTGGAATTATAACGATATGTGGGCTAATAAAGAGTGGGATGCAAGTCAGGAAGATAAAGAGTACAACAGAAATCAGGCAGAGATTGAAGCGGCTAAAGCAGAAATTCAGTGGTATATCGAAAATGGCGTTACCTCAATCCCCTCTGACCTTATTAAAAAGTCAGGCTTAGACCAAACCGCAATAAATCAGATGATTGCATACTATCAGCAACAGCAAGCTTCTAAGGGTAAATCATCAAGTGGTAGTGGTGGTAGCGGAAAAGGTAACGGTGGCGATGATGTTTATACTGGCAAAGAAGATGATTACACAGGCGATGATAAACCGAAGCAAACAAGTAAAAACTTTACGAAAGTATCTAACAAGTGCGAGGAAATGGCATCCAGTGGCGACAAATGGGCGGCGGCGGCTGTTGCAAAAGAAGCGTTGGATAACGACTATATAACTCAGGAAGAATACAACAGTTTGCTGAAAAAATATAATCCCCTGTTAGACGTTGTATTGGGCGTTGATACATTCAGCCCCCAAAATGTATTTGGATTAAAGTAAATTCGATTTAAGGAGTGAGCAATATTGGCAAAATCCAAAAAAACTCTTGACGATATACTCAATAAGTACAAGGTCGAAAAAGGAAATGGTGGACAAAATTCCCCTTTCCTTTCATCGAACAAAACAACGAAAATCAACAATAAGCCTGTGTCTACTAAAAGTGACAACAAGACTGCATCAATCAAACCTAAAAAAAGGGAGCAGAGCAAAAGCTCTGCCCCCTCGCTTGACGATATACTCAATAAGTATGAAGCAAAGCCAAAATACACGTTTTCGGGTAAAACTTCATCCAAGCACAGTGGATATAACTCCGAAACAAAGAACGCATATACTTCTGCTAAGGACAAAGTAACCTCAAAAACCACAATCAAGAGTAATTTGTCAGATGATGAACGCAAGGCTCGCATTAAAACCATCAACAGTGAGCTTAACACTCTTAAAACCAAATTAAGCGGTTATAGCAGAGCAAGTGCATACGGCACAAGCAAAGCTATGAAAGAAGCTAAGAAAAGAGATAGTGATAGAATTGCAGAGCTTACACAAGAGCTTAAAGAGCTTGAAAGAGTGGGAACATTTTCTGCATCTGAATTAAAGCAGTTTGAGATTGACGATGCAAAGGCGAAAGTATCAAGTGCAAGGCAGAAAGTAAACTCATACGGAGCAAGACCAACTCTCGATAGTGCAGAATCGTATAAGCAAGCAGTTTCAGAACAGTACAAATCAGAGCAAGACCTTGACATACTTAAAAGACAAAAGGAACTCTATGACGATATTGCTGATTTTGGCTATGTTTCTCACGATGATACTTTCACAGGACAATGGAGAGCAAATTATCGCAGTAATGAATTAAGCAGAGAAGCAGACAAGGCAATGAGCGAATACATCGCCAATCCTACGGAAGAAAACAAGCAGATTGCCTATGCGTATGATGCCTTTGAAAAAGCGTATAAGGCGAACAATGAAAAGGCACTTGATGATGAGAATGTAAAAGCTTCTTGGCTCACAAAAAGTATGGCTGGCTACTTACCTCAGCTTAAAGACCAAATACTGCCTGAAGTAATCGGTGGCGGTGCTGGCTTGATATTGGGTAGTGCTGTTGGTGCTCCAAATGTTGGTATGTCTATCGGCTCAGGTTTAGGAACATTTTCTCAAATGTATGATGTTACACGTGGCTCTGTATATAGAACATTGCTTGCAGAAGGTGTTGACGAGGAAACAGCATTACAGGCGGCAAACGATGAAGCTCTTATAAGCACTTTAATTGAGAGTGGCGAAACTGCTTTAAGTTGGTTAATGGCTGGTGGCGGTAAGGCTATAGGTGCTATAAGCGGTGCGGCAAAAGCGAGTGTTGCCAAAGGAAGCACAAATGCGGCTACAAAGTTTTTGGCAAATTTTGCTACTAATAGGGCGGCAAAAAAAGCAGTGGCAGAAGTATCAAGACCTTTGTGGAGCAAAGGATTAAGATTAGTTGGCGGTGTTGCGTTACAAGGTGGAACTGAATACCTTGAAGAATTTACTCAAGGTGCTGTAAGCAGAGCTAACCAAGAGCGAGCATTAAGCGGTAATGCCGATGGAAAAACACAGCTTATTAAAGGTGCAAGCGGAGTAATAGCCGATGCAGTAACAGGAAAAGACCCTGAAGCACTTGCAGACCTTCACTCACAAGGTATGGAAGGCTTTAAAATCGGTGTAATGCTTGGTGGCTCTAATGCAACGGTAAATAACATTGTTTCACACTATGCCAATGCAAAAACTGTTAAACTCAAAAATGAAGTTGCTGATACCATTCTTGAAGATGAGGAAAGCTTAAATGCTCTTATCGAAGAGGGCAAAGCAAGCGGTGAGGGTACTGTTTCTGCCAAGATTGCAACGGAAATAGAAACCGCAAGAGAAAACGGCAAAGAGGTAACAAGAGAACAGGTTAAACAGTTGATTGAATCCAACGAAGTCTATATTAAGGCAGAGGAACAGACCGTTGACCCTATCGAACAAACAGCAAGAGAAGTTGTTGAGGAAAGAAACCGTACACCTATCACGGCAGACGAAGTGAAAAAAACCACAGGATTTGGTGATTCAGGAGCTGTACTTATAACTAAACTTATGAATGACAATGGCGTTTCATTTGAAAGTGCGAAATCAGCCGTTGAAACAGCCTACCGTGTAGGATTAACAGGCGTAGACAACAGACAAGTAAAGTTTTTTAATGATACTCAGAGACTTGCTTTTGAAGCTGGTAAGAGCGACAAGCAAGTGCAAGACAGAGCGAAACAGGCACAGGCACAAACCGCATCTGTTTACAAAACAGGATTTACCGAAAATGAACAGTCTGCAAAGCTTACACCTGCCGAAAGGGAAATGTTCTCTACTTTTGCAAACGATTTTAAAATGGATGTCAGAATGACAGACAAAATAATTGCTTATTATGTAAACGGAAAAGCGAGAGAAGCTAATGCAAGTCACGTAAACGGAAAAATGGAAGTGTCGAGTACATCAGAAAAGCCTATGGTTGCGGTTGCAATGCACGAAGGCTTTCACAGAATGAGACAATTAGACCCCGTTGCTACTGATGCTCTTATGAATTTCCTTTATGAAACCTCAGACCAAAACGTAAAGAGGTTGAAAGTTGGCGACACTGGCGTTTCAAACTTTGAGCGAATAAAGGGAGAGTATTCCAATGTCGAAGGAATGGAAGCACTCGACTATATAGAAGAAATTGCTTGTAGGAGAAGTGAGACTATTTTCAGTAATCCTGAAGCATATAACGAGTGGAGAGCAAAACTTGAAATGAATCCACAGGCTAAGAGTGCTTGGCAGAAGCTTCTTGAAGTTATCAGAAAGCTTTTAGAAGATATGTGGGCTACTATAACAAACTCCAAAATGTCACTTGAAGCAAAGAGACAGGCACAGACAGAGCTTGAACTGTTTGCAGATGCGTACAGGGGTGCAATGAAGGCGGCTGATACAAGGTTACAAGCTGTTGAAGCACAAAAGAAAACCGAAACGGGGTATGACGGAATTATCATTAAAGGTACAGCATATGACACTGATACTTTTGGTGAAAACAATAATCAGTATCTTGTTCTTGATTCAAACCAAGTAAAATCTGCTGAGCCTGTAACCTATGACGATAACGGCAAGGTTATTCCTCTTTCTGAAAGGTTTAACACAAAGAATGACGATATACGTTATTCTTTGAAAGACTCCGAAGGTAAAACACTTACCAAAGAGCAAGCAGAGTATTTCAAAGACTCAAAGATTAGGGATAAAGAGGGTAATCTGCTTGTAATGTATCACGGCACAACAAGAGGTGGCTTTACTGTATTTGACGGTGGCAAAGACTATTGGTATTTCACAAATGACAAGAAATATTCATACGCTTTTGAGGGAAGAAAGAAAAACGGACAATTCTATCCCTACACAAAAGAACGTATGGAAAAGGGAGAAGCAACGCCACAAAGATACAAAGTTTATCTCAATGTTAAAAATCCTTATATTGCCGATATTGACACAGTAGAGGATGCTTTATATTGGGATAGGTCGTTGGCTGGATTACTCCGTGAAAAGGGCTTCGATGCTCTTATGGTTGAGGATATGAGCCAAGTTATCGTGTTAAATGCAAACCAAATCAAGAATACTACCAATAAAAACCCTTCTGCCGTTGACGATATTCGTCACTCACTCAAAAATGGTGTAGATGTATCACCACAAAAGACTACTGATTACCTCAACGCTGTTGAAGGAGTGCGTAAGGGGAAAAAGGGTGCGGCTGAAAGATTGGCTAAGTATGTTTACGAAGGTATGATACGCACTGAAGCCTACGATGCACTGATTGAGAAGTACGGTGTTATTCCAAGTGGTGAAAGACCGCACAGAGATGTACAAGTACCACGCAAATCAGGTAAAAAGAAAAATGTATCTCAGACTGTTCGTACAATTCTTGAAGCAAAGGCAACACCTGACGAAGCAGTACCGACTATTGAAAAAATGGTTGAGGATGGTATCTTCTCTTATGATGTTTACACGGATAAGCAAGCGTTAAGCGATGCAGAGGAATACATTACGACCTACGGTTGGGATGAAAGCCTTGACGATTGGTTTGATGCTGTAAATAAAGGCGAGGTATCGAAAGAGCTTACAACAATGGGCTGGGCGTTATATAATAATGCCGCAAACATCGCCGCAACTACTACATCAGAAACTGAGAGAACTACTGCAATAAAAACATCACTTAAAATTTTAGATGCAATGGTAAGACATCAGAGAAGTGCGGCACAAGCATTACAGGCTACAAGGATATTGAAAAAGCTCTCTCCTGAAACACAATTATACGGAGTGCAGAAGAGTGTGCAAGCATTTCAAAATGAATTGACAGAGAAGTACGGAGATAAAGCTCCTGAACTTAAAATTGATGAAGAGCTTGCAGAACAATTCATAAACGCCAAAACGCCTGAAGAACGTGCGGCTATTGAAGAGGAAATCTACAAAGATATTGGCAGACAAATGCCTTCTCGTTTTATTGACAAATGGAACGCTTGGCGATACCTTGCGATGCTTGGTAATCCTCGTACTCACGTCAGAAACCTTTTTGGTAATGCGTTTTTTGCTCCTGTAGTTGGTGTAAAGAATTTGACTGCTACGGCAATCGAGGAAGCCGTTTATCGTGTATCAGGCAAAAAGACCGTAAGAGGTAAGGCTTTAGTATGGGGCAATAAAGCGGACAGAGCATTATTAAAGGCGGCTTGGAGTGACTACGGTAATGTAGCCGATATGATTTCAAACGGTGGAAAATACAACGATTCCGCTATGGCAAACAAGAACATTCAAGACGGTAGACGAATATTCAAGTTTAAGCCTTTAGAATGGGCGAGAAAGAAGAACAGCGAACTTCTTGAAAGAGAAGATATACTGTTCTCCAAACCTCACTATGCTTATGCTTTAGCTCAGTATTGCAAGGCGAATAACATTACAGCCGAACAGATAAAGAGAGGTAAAGCAATAGCACCAGCAAGAGACTATGCAATTAAAGAAGCTCAAAAGGCAACCTACAGAGATACAAATGCGTTCTCTCAAATGGTAAGCGAATGGGGCAGAAGCAATAAGAGCGAGAAAAATGTTGTTAAGAAAGCCTTTAATACTGTTATTGAGGGTATTTTGCCATTCCGTAAAACTCCTGCAAACATTTTGGTAAGAGGTGTTGAATACAGCCCTTTAGGTATGCTTAAAGGTTTGAGCTACGACCTTTATCAAGTGGGCAAAGGTAAAATGACAGCGAGTGAAGCCATTGACAACATTTCAGCAGGATTAACAGGCACAGGACTTTTAGCTCTTGGTGTATATCTTGCGGCACAAGGACTTATCAGAGGACACGGAGAAGATGAAGAAGAAAAGGAATTTAAAGAGTTAATGGGGCATCAGTCTTATTCTCTTGAATTACCAAACGGACAATCAATCACTTTAGATTGGCTTGCTCCTGAAGCACTTCCCTTCTTTGTTGGAGTTAATATTTGGGAAACGTCAAAAGGCTCTGAAGAAGAAATAAATCTCTCTGCAATTCTTCAATCGGTAAGCCATATAAGCGAGCCAATGCTTGAAATGTCTTGCTTGCAAGGTTTAAATGATTTGTTTGAGGGTATCGGGTACGCTTCATCCAACGATACATCGGGCTTAGTTTCGGTAGTTTCAAGTGCGGTTACAAGCTATCTTACACAAGGAATACCGACTCTTTCAGGACAGGCAGAACGCACAGGCGAGGAAGAGAGAATGTCAACCTACACAGAAAAGAACGATTTCCTCACAGGCGATATGCAATACACTCTTGGAAAGGCAAGTGCGAAAATTCCGTTTTGGGATTACAATCAAATTCCATACATTGATGCTTGGGGCAGAAGAGAAGCATCAGGAACGGCACTTAAACGAGGATTAAACAATTTCCTCAATCCTGCTTATACATCTACCATTGAAACAAGCGATATGGAAGAAGAGCTGTTGCAACTCTATGAGCTAACAGGAGACGGTGGCGTATTCCCTTCAAGAGCAGATAAGTATTTCACGGTAGACGGAGAACGCAAAGACCTTACGGCAGAAGAGTATGTAAGATATGCGACCTTGAAAGGCGAAAAATCGTATGAGTTAGTCTCTGATTTGGTTGAGAGCAGAGCATATCAAAAGCTTAGTGCTACAGAGCAAGTAAAGGCAATTAAAGAAGCCTACGATTATGCAAACCAAAAGGCTAAACAGACTATCAGCAATTACAAGCCTGAAACTTGGGTGTACAAGGCTGATGAGTTTGGCTCAAATGTTGGCAATTATATCTCATTTAAGACGGAAGTTAGTGGAAAAAAAGAAGCTAACGGCGGTAAGATTTCTAAGCAAGAGGTTGTTGACATCGTGCTTAATATGGCTCAGAATGATTCTGAAACGTGGAAAATGTACTTATCAATGTATGACAGCAGTAATGACTTGTACGCATACAACGAGGGCGTTAACGGTGAAGATTATATGTATTTCCTTGAATCGCTTGCAGAAGTAGATACACCTACAAAATCAGGCAAGTACGGAACATATACTCAGGATGAAGCAAAAGAAGCTGTTAAACAACTTGAAGGATTATCACGGCAAGAAAAAGCTATCTTGTGGCAGAGCGTTAATACAGGCTGGAAAGCTAAAAACAATCCGTGGAGATAGGCTTAAACAAAGAAAGACTCCCCTTAATTGGGGAGTCTATTCTATTGGTATTAATAAGTATGTACCTACAGGAGCTACCCTGTAAGTACCAACAATAGCTTAAAAAAATTAAGTTTTAAATTTTATCCCTACAATAGAGTTACCGTCATATATTAACTCATCAATGACAGACCGCCAAAGCCTTTGTTTTTCCTCTTTGCTAAGAACATCGTAAATTTCCTCAAAGCCTGAATTAAGAAACTCTTTTAACGCTCCTAAGTCTACATCGTCAACTTGGTTATCTTCTCTTGTTGCTTTATCAATCATAGATTTAAGCTCTTTGGTTTTAGCGATATACTCATCATCTTCCATATTCCCCATTTGATAAGAAACATTTACTCTGCGGAGTTGTTCTTTTAGTTTTGCTGTATCAGACTTTTTCTTTTTCTCTTGTGGCTTTGCGACTTCGTGAGAGAAGATAAACCTTTCAAGCTCTTCCTTGATGTTTTCTATAACATACTTCTCAGCCTGTAACTCTGATAATGTTTTAGTAGAGCATCTTTGATTTAATTCAGCATTAGGACAACGATAATAATAATATTCCTTGCTTGTGCCTTGACTGAATTTAGATACCATTGTTCTACCGCAAATAGGACAACGGATAAGACCGACAAACAGATATGCCCTATTGTTTTTCGCTTTTCTGTATTTACGAACCTTCTGAAGTTGCTCTTGTTGGTTTTCTGTTAAATACGGCTCGCAATAGTTATCCACACCTTTGTACTTTCCTGTGTATAATTCGTTGTGGCACATATTGTAATAAGATTTATAATCCTTGTGAAGATTATATTTGTTGTTCGTCTGTAAAGCCGCTTGCCTGATAGTAGAAGTCATAGCTACATTGAAGAAAAACTCGGTCATTTCCCTTGTATCTTCGTCTTTAACAAGTTTTTTTACTCCGTCAATCTCAACTACCTTATAACCCATTGGAACGCAATGAGCAGGGATTATAACCTCTTTACGCATAATCTTTGAATTAAATACAAACTTGATACGCTCTGATGTGCGGTCAGCTTCATTCTCTGCAACGGATAACATTATATTTACTTTTAATCTTCCGTCAGCAGTTGCGGTGTTGTAATCTTCAAGAATAGCTTTCCATACAACCTTGTTTCGCTCTAAAATCTCTTGTATCTTGTGGTATTCCTTGACGTTACGAAACCAACGGTCAAGCTTAGTAAAGATAATCATATCAAGCTTGCCGTTTTTTACATCTTCCAAAAGCTCTAACATTGCTGGTCTTTTAAGTACAGGCTTTCTTGCGGAGAAACCAGCATCACGATATATCTTATAAACTTTCATATTGTTATCTTTGGCATACTGTATAAGAGTTTCTTCCTGAGCTTGCAGAGACTCACCGTGCGAAGCTTGCTCTTCGGTAGATACACGGCACATTATTCCAACACGTAAGATATTCATTTGACATTCACTTCCTTTTTTGATAGAATAGGAAGGCAAAAACCTTCATTTTGCGATGGTGATATTGCAACAGCCCTTTATGTGTTCGCTTCACATAGAGGGCATTTTTTTATTTATCACAAGCATCACGCTCCTTTCAAATTGAAGAACAGGCTTTTTTTAATTTGAACTTATTGCATCACTCCTTTCGACACATTATCACTTCCTTATTTGGTAGAATAAATTGGCAAAGGTGAAGCCGTTGTCAAATATAACAACATCTGCTACACTAACCTTGCCCCGTTATAAAAGGAGGCGATATAAATGCGTGAAGATATTATAAATAGAATTCTCGCACTATCTGACGAGCAGATACAAGAATTGCTTACTTTGATTCAACAATCTGAAGAAGCAAGTCAAGTTTCTGAAGTTCCTCGTCAGACATCTGCATAACCCTTTTAATAAAATCGGCTTTCACCTTTGAAGTCCCACTATCAATTTCGGTAGTGGGATTTTTTTGTTCCTCTCCCCACATTATGAATGCTTCCGAAACAGAAAAAGCAGAAGCAAGCTTTTCTATTGCAGTAAGAGGAATCTTTCCTGTAATTCCTGAAGCGTACCTTTGCAATGAAGATTTTTTTATTCCTGTAATCTTTTCCAATTCCAAATAAGATTTACCACTTTCGACAATTAATTTGTGTATTCGGTCTGCTCTTTCCTTCAATGTAAGCCACACTCCTTTCGTTTCCATTATAAGCTCAATATCCCACATTTGCAATACAAAATAAAAAAAAATTGAAATTTTGTCCCAAAAATGGTTGACATATAAAAAATGTTATGGTAGAATGTACTTGTCCCATAAATGGGATAGATTGAAAGTGAGGTGAAAAAATGGTAAATACAAATTTGTTACTGTCTCGGATGGTCTTGGAAGGATATTCGCAACGAAAACTCGCAAAAGAAACAGGCATAGGTGTAAACGTCCTTAATAAGAAAATCCATAATAATGGTGTTTTCCGCTGTGATGAAGTTGATAAAATTTGCAAGGTATTAAACATCACAAGCACCGATGACAAGTGCAATATTTTTTTTGCTGAAGCAATCCCACAAATGGGATAGGAAGGAGCAGTAAATGAACATTGAAAGATTTACACAAGCTTTATCTGACATTCTCTCTGAAAAGTACGGAGTAGAGGTTAAGGTTAAGGCAGAAAGGAGAGAAAGTGACAGACAACAAGAAATCCTACTACGCAATCATACCAGCCAATGTTCGGTATGATGAAAGCTTACCACCTAACGCAAAGCTCCTGTACGGAGAGATAACAGCCTTATGTAATGCAGAGGGATATTGTTGGGCGAGTAACAAATACTTTGCAGACTTGTACGGAGTGTCAATCGTAAGCATAAAACGTTGGATAAAGGTTTTAATCGACAACGGATATATAACAAGTCGCCTTATCTATAAAGATGGTAGTAAAGAAATTGATACGAGGTATATACAAATTTGTACCGAGGGTGGTATCAAAAATGAGACTACCCCTAGTATCAAAAATGATACGGATAATAATACATCTATTAATAATACATTTAATAATACAAATGAATATATAGATAAGTCGGGCAAGCCGACACGCAAGCGATTTGTTCCCCCGACACTTGAAGAAGTGCAAGCCTATTGTAGAGAACGCAACAATAATGTAGATGCAGAAAGATTTATCAATCATTACACATCTAACGGTTGGAAGGTAGGCAAGAACAAAATGCAAGATTGGAAAGCTTCGGTTAGAACGTGGGAAAAGAACGGGTACGATAAACCGAAAGAGCCTAAATCAGACAACATCTTCTTAGAAATGCTGAAAGAGGGTGCTTTCGATGAATAGGAAAGA